TTTACAAGGTGTGCTGTATTCTCTGTGAAATCATATTGAAATAACGGAATGTCGCAACCTAAAAAGGTTGGATTATCATTCTCTATGTAATCAAGCATATGTAACTGTAATGCTATTTGCGGGCTCGTCAAATTATATGTCTTACAAAATTGTACATGTTTGTTTTCCTTGAGGAACTTCTCGTAGTTAATCTCAATTAAAGAATAACTATGCCCAAATCTTTTGCAATAACGTATTGCATGAGTTACATCGGGACTGTTAAAAATACAGTCCTCCCACACAAACGCAAAAATATATACAGAAAGATCTTTATTTAACTGCGTCATAAGAGATAACACGAACTGACTATCTATGCCGCCGCTTAAACACACGTTTACTTTGTTAAAACCACTAAATTCTGCTTCCCATAGATCGTGTAAACTAACATTGTTTTTTGGTTGGCTTAACAATAAAGAAACTTGACGCTGTTCAATATCAGGAATAAAACCTTGATAAAATTGACTTGGGTCTAGATTTGACATTAAAAACTCCTGAGTATGATAAATACTTATATAAATTTATTGGTAGTATAACCATATCATGGAGCACAAATGGCTAGATATTTAATCACGCTGGACTCAGAAGTACATGCAGACAATACATCTGCACAAGCAGCAATTACTGCTGCTGGTGCTTCAGTAGTTAAGTCTTATACGTTTTCATTAACATTTGAAGTAGAAGCAACCGAAGAGCAGCTTACTTCTATAACAGGAGTAGTTGAATCTACAGCTAAGAATACTGTTACATCAGTATCTGTGCAAGTATTTAACCAAACTCACTTGACCCATTTAGCTAGTGCTAGCTATGCACCAGCTACAGTATATGAACCATTGAATACTGGTGCCGGTGGTGACGTGTATTTAGTTGATACTGGCATTTACGCTGATCACGAACAGTTTGTTGGTCGAAGCATTAACAACCTATATAGTAACTTTGTCAGCGATTTCAGCGACACTGTAGGACACGGTACCGCGGTCGGCAGTGTTATTATTGGTGTTGCACAAGGTGTTTCAAAAGATGCAACATTGCACAATGTTAAACTGTTTAATAGTGCTGTAGGCGATATCACTATTGGTGAAATTATTGATGCGTTAGATGCAGTATTAGTACACCATAATGCAAATAATCCTAGCAAAGCAAAGGTTGTTTGTTTACCGTGGGTAACAACTCAAAATAATTTCTTAGATAATAAAATTTCAGAATTAAATGCTAGTAATTTAGTTGTTGTTGCCGCGGCAGGTAACAATGGATCAAATGTTAATAATTATTCTCCAGCTGGTGTAAATTCAATTATTACAGTAGGTGCATATGATGCAGACTACAACATTACCGCATTCACTAACGTTCCTTGGACTGATCCAGCTACGTCTTATTACACAAACTATGGCGCCTCACTAGATATTTTTTCATTAGGTGTTGATATTTCGTGTGCAGACATTGCTGCATCAGATGCTTATACAACAGCTTCAGGTACTAGTATGGCATCAGGAATTGTTGCAGGTGCTGCTATACAGTGGATTAACAATTATCCTACTAAAACATCAGCTGAAATTAAAGACGTAATTCTACAAGAAGGACACCGAAAAGGTTTACATAGACTTGCATTCGATGAAAACTTACCATTCTCGTCTACAGATGTGTATCGTTCAATTATTACTGTTTCACTCGCCGGTCAAGTAAGCATCAGTAATCTTCCATCAGGTAGAATACTTAATGTTCAACTAGGTCAAACAATCACTAAAGACTTAGAACTTAACTTAGCAAATGCAACAGACTTAGCTGTTATTTCATTCGCTCCAACTCCACCATGGATGACTGTTGATCTAGCAACAGGTATACTAACAGTTAATGCATCGTCAATTGACCCAAGTCTTGTTCCAGGAATTTACCTATTTGGTATTAAAGGAACAGTTGAAGGTAAGGTTATGGTTGAAGAATATTCTGTAGGACTATATAATACTTCGGTGAGCGAATTAGAAGAAGCTACCCAATATTATTATGATGATGACACAGAATCTTATGATGAAGTAGTAAGTTATCAAGTCGCTCCCACATATTCTGGCGGTTCACAAAAGAACTAAATTCAAAAAGTTTAAATAAATTAAAAAACCGTGTTAAATACTTAGCACGGTTTTTTTATGATTAATATAGACCTAACTACAAAGAACACAGTATACAATACTCTTGGTCCGCAAGCACAGTGGATACAACATCGTTTTGGCCGCAGGAACTATCCTGATCTAGAGCTTGAGTTAGAAACTGTGGTTAAAATTGTACAGGAATCAGAAGATACAATTAACCTAATTTCTTGCTATGGTGACCCATCTAGCTATTCAAATATTTTAGATATTTTAGACGAAGTAAAAGAAGGTAGGTGCGTCTTTAACAGTCATTTAAGTTTTGAAAACGATCAATTGATTGATGCATTAAATAATAAACAGGCATATGTAGTAGTACCGTTATTTGGAATAGAAGATCTGAACGATAAAATATTGTTACGCTCAAATTGGGATTTAGTTTTAAAAAATATTAAAAATTTAAAGTGTAATGTATGCATCGAGTTTTATACATATAGTTTTAATTATCACCAAATAGATAAAGTTCGTTCATTGTTTAATAGCGATAATATAGAGGTTAACTTTAAAGAAGGGTTATATACTCATCCAGCCGGTTTTTCTCCTATAGTAGACGAAAACGGAAAATGGCTCTATGATGCATATTCGCCTAAAAGTAAGTGGAAAGAGTTTCTTCAAACTGTTAATGGTTATAATTGTTTAATACAATTTGTGAAGCCGGTAAAAGGTAAATCTATTTTAAATAATCCATTAATTTATAGAATTGATGGAGTAAGTGCAAGAGATAATATAAGCATTTCCGTAACAGGGGATGTGTTCCCGTCTTATAATTTACTTGTGCAATTTTCTAATGCATTGTGTAACGACTGGACTTTAGCATTTTCTAAAATTACTGAAAGAGATAATGTAACTGTTAAAGAAGATTTTAGAAATGTATGTATTGACTTGAGTAATATATTAGATTATTTAAAACAACAAAATAATGTATATAAGAACGATTTTGATTCTATTCTAGCTAACCTTGCTAATAGCAATATCTGAAATATTGTTGCAATAATCATTCGGACATTCTGTCAGGCTTTTAGGTAATTCCCAACTTTCAAGTGTAGCAATATTGCCGAAGTGCTTTGCACCGCACCAACTACTGTATATGTCACCGCTGGCATCTATATTAAGACTTTCAAATCCTAAGTAGCATCGCATACCTTTGAAATTATTCAGTCCTTCGTTTATAATCTGGTGACTTTGCACGTACTTTGCAGTACTATCATCATATAAGAATTCAGTCATCCAATCTCGTGGATCAGGTTCAAACACTGGCTGGTTAAGGTCGGGCGGAGGCATTGGCATCGGTTTGATGCCGGGACGTTTAATAATTTCTAACTCTGCTTCTGTATAGGGCCAATATGTTTCTTGTTTGCTACCACGCCCTAACAACTTCTTATACATAGTCTTAACACATATGCTTACATTATTATAGTTGTTACGTTCGCAGTCTGTAAACAGTTCGCGTATTTCTTCTACATCGCTGCCTAGCTCGTCAATTCTACCGCCAATGCCTGCAATGTTAATGTCTATGTTAACGTAATCTTTTATCTCATTGACAACATTAATAAGATGCTGTTTATCCATGCTTTGTGGATGCCAAGTAATAACAACACCATTTAGATAATGTTTAGCTTTACTCCACCAATTAACTGTACGGCTAGCATTAGTAAATACTACACTGCTACAGCCATGTTCATTAATTTTACGTATAATATCCTCAAAGCCCGCCATTACAGTAACTTCACCGCCTATAAGCTCGTAGTGTACGCTTTTGCTTATATTAGCATAATGACCGCATATTCGATCAACAGCATCTAAATAAGATTGTAGGGGTAACCAGGGGCGACTACCGTCATGTAGTATGGGAGGACAATATTCGCACTGGAAGTTACATTGATTGCCCATGTTCCATTGTACACGGATTGGGCTGTGAGGTTGTCTAGCGTGAGGGCCCTTAACTGATATCAGTTTAGCCATTATGTTACCTGAACTGTTGCTGCTCCGGTATTTACCGGGTGGGCACAAGATGCTTTGCTTAGACCTTGTACAACTACCGGTTTTCCTTCAGCGAATACTGTACCACTACCTGTTACAATAGTTGGTGCGGTATGAGGGGGTTTCCCGTGAGGACTTACTTTATCGCCAACAACACTAACGTTTTTAAATTCTGCAAAGACAGTAAGAGCTCCGGGTCCCAAATCAATTCCCGTTCCAACTAAACTTTGCTTTACTAAACCAATTGCCGGCATGCTAGTATTTATGCCTCGCTGGTATCTTCGTCTGCGGACTCTTCTATGTTCTTTTGTTCTGTAACTAGATCATTATAATCTTTAACAGTACTTTTTAAAGTTTCCATTACTGCCAAAAAATGTTTACTCTCTGTAACAATAACATTAGCTCTTGCTGTTAACGCAAAAGGTGCAAGGGCAACTGCGTCACCAGCTACTACAACAATCTTAGGATATTCTAATGTTAGTGTATCAGTTTCCTCATCAAAACCTAGTAGAGTCGCAATAATTTCATCGCCTTTGGTAGTTTTTAATGTAACTACTTTACTTAGTAGTTCTGATATATTATATAACATGTGTATCTTCCTGTGTTCATAGTGATCCTAAACTTGTAAGTCCAAGTTTAGTTTTGATTGTGTCTACACCCATACCAGAAAGTCCTTGATAACCGCCGTCAACAAATAGTTTACCTTCTCGGTAAATTTGAGGCATGGTTCTATGACCTTCAGCGATAACAAAGTTTCTAGCTTCATCGCTAGTTTCAATGTTTACTTCTTCATATGGGATGTCATTATTCTTTAGCAGTGCCTTTGCTTGTAAGCAATAACCGCAATTGTTTTTTGTGTATAGTGTTAACATTATAGACTAAATCCCTTAAATGTATCTTCGTTTACGTCCTGCTTAGTTCCGCCAATTACATAACTAGTGATTTCTGTTTCCTGTGGTGCAACTTGTACTTCGCCGCCGCTGATCCACTTCTGTGTCCAAGGTAGAGGATTGCTGGCGCTGGTGCTATAAGGTGCAGTAAGTCCAACAGCTCTCATACGTCTTGCAGCAATCCATTCAACATATTGCTTGAGCAATTCTGCGTTAAGCCCAATCATGCTGCCGTCTTTGAACAAGTATTCGGCCCAATCTTTTTCTTGGCGAACTGCTTCCATAAACATCTCTAGTGCTTGCCCTTCACATTCAACAGCAATCTTTTCAAAATCTTTGTCATCTTGTGGTAGTAGCTTTAGCAATTGTTGTGTACTAGCCAAGTGTACATTTTCATCACGGGCAATTAGCTTAATGATCTTAGCATTGCCTTCCATTTTCTTTAATTCAGCAAATGCCCAACTACATGCAAAGCTAACATAGAAACGCACACCTTCTAAAATGTTTACGCTCATTAAACATAGCCATAACTGCTTCTTTAACTCATAAAGATCAACAACAACCTTCTTGCCATTAACAGTATGTTCACCTTCGCCTAGTAAGGTATACCAACTACTCAGCTCAATTAGTTTGTCATAGTTCTTACTAATGCTATCCGCACAAGTAATAATTTCTTTCATCGATGACATTTCATCAAACACTTTGCTTGGATCAGAATAGACGTTACGAATAATATGCGTATAACTACGGCTATGAATTGTTTCACTAAATGACCAAGTTTCAATCCATGTTTCTAATTCAGGAATACTTACAATAGGTAGGAAGGCAAGATTAGGACTACGACCCTGTACGCTGTCTAGTAGAATTTGACGCTTTAGGTTGCTGGTAAATATATGCTGTTCGTGTTCAGTTAAATCCTTAAAGTCTTTAGCATCACGAAGAATGTCAACCTCTTCTGGTCGCCAAAAGAACCCTAGTTGTTTTTCAGTAATCTTGTCAAATTGGCGATACTTCAAAACGTCATAACGCTGCATAGTGACGCCACCACTAGCATCTAGGAACATCTTAGACTGTGTGTGATCTTTTGTACTTTTTGAATTGTAAACTGAAATAGTCATATTTTTATTCCTAACTTTCTAATTAAATCTTGCAACTATCGCAGTCATCTTCTTCAACTGCAACTTCATCAACTGGTAGAGGGGCTGATAACTTGTCAACATCTACCTCGCCCTGTCCGTCAAATGTATTATTGTAATACAACTGCTTACCGCCATACTTGTAGAACATAACAATATGTTGTAACAGTAAACTCATTGGAATTTTCTCGTCCTCAAAGTATTGAGGATTATAGCTAGTATTAACACTAATACCTTGATCAATATATTTTTGTAGCACAGCACAAATCTTTAAGTATCCCTCAGGGCTCTTCTGATTCCAAAGTAGGTCGTACTTGTTCTTTAAGCGTGGGTAGCCTGGTACAACTTGCTTTAACTGTCCATGCTTACTGCCCTTGATACTAACATAGCTACGTGGTGGTTCAATACCGTTGGTACTGTTTGAAATTTGTGCAGATGTCTCTGCTGGCATTAGAGCCATTAGTGTACTGTTACGCACACCATACTGCACTAGATCCTTGCGTAGAGTTTTCCAGTTCATGCGCTCTTTATGCTTAACTAGTTCGTCTAATTCTCGCTTGTAGGTCATGTTAGGCGTGATGCCATCAGCATACTTAGTTTCGTTGCTTTTTAAACATGCGCCTTTTTCTTGTGCTAGTTTTACGCTAGCTTTAATAAGATAGTAACTCCACGCTTCAGCCCATTCGTCTACTAGTTCTAAATTTGGATTCTGATAGTTAGTGTCATTCTTAGCAAGCCAGTAAGCAAAGTTAATGATACCTACACCAAGTGGACGGCGATTCATTGTGCTTAGGTGTGCGGCAAGAACAGGATAGCTCTGGTAATCTAACAACTCATCTAATGCACGTACTGCTAACTCGCATGGCTTTTCAAAGTCTGCAGGAGTCTTAATGTTACCCCAGTTAATTGCGCTTAGGGTACAAAGACTAATCTCACCTTCTGGATCATTGATGTCATTAAGTGGCTTAGTTGGAAGATTGATTTCACAGCAAAGATTACTCTGCTTGATAGGAGCAACATCTTCCTTAAACGAGCCATGTGTATTAGCATGGTCAACATTCATTAAGTAGATTCGACCTGTATCTTTACGTTCTTGTACATAAGCACTGAATAAGTCAATTGCCTTTACAGTCTTTTTACGTAGGCGTGTGTTACGCTCTGCTGTTTCATATAGTTCTCTAAACTTATCTTGGTCGTTAAAGAACGCATCATACATTTCAGGAACATCATGGGGTGAAAACAGTGTAATGTCACCACCAGTGATTAGGCGCTCGTACATTAGCTTGTTAAACTGCACACCATAGTCCATGTGACGTACACGGTTGTCTTCTGTTCCTTTGTTGTTCTTAAGAACTAAAATATCTTCAACTTCTAAGTGCCAGATCGGATAGTATAGTGTTGCTGCTCCACCACGCACTCCGCCTTGACTACAGCTTTTTACTGCCGCCTGGAATAATTTATAGAAAGGAATAACACCAGTATGAGTTGCATCACCATTACGGATAGGCGAACCAATAGCACGGATACTGCCTGCGCCGATACCAATGCCCGCTTTCTGACTTACATACTTTACTACTGCGCTAGATGTTGCGTTAATGCTGTCTAAGCTGTCGCCGCTTTCAATTAGAACACAGCTACTGAATTGACGCTGTGGTGTACGGACACCTGCCATAACAGGAGTAGGCAAGCTGATGTCAAAGGTACTGATAGCATCGTAATAGTCCTTAACGTACTGTAGACGTGTTTCGTTGGGGTACTTACTAAATAGAGTCGCACTAATCATCATGTATGCAACTTGAGGTGTTTCGAAAATCTGTCCTGTAGCACGATTCTGTACCAGATACTTACCGCGGAACTGTTCCATGGCAGCATAAGTTAGCATGTTATCACGTTCATGCTTAATGTATTCATTAAGCTGATTAATCTCATCTTCTGAGTAGAATTCTAAAATTTCTTTATCGTAAAAACCTTTATTGATGTTGTTCTTGATAATTTTTATTAGATGCGGAGGAGAAAAATCACCATATACATGTTTGCGTAGGTGATAGTTGATTAGTCTACCAGCAACATACTGATAGTTTGGAGTCTCTTCGGAAATTAAGTCAGCGGCGCTCTTAATAAGAGTTTCTTGAATATCGCTACTAGTAATGCCGTTATAAAATTGAATATGACTTTTAATTTCAACTTCACTCGGACTTACCCCTGTGATGCCTTCACATGCGTGAAACACTACTTTATGAAGTTTATCAAGATTAAGTTCTTCTTTACTACCGTCTCGTTTTGCAATTAAAATTGGCTTGGACATCTACTAGCTTTCCTGTTGTGTTATTATGGGTTTTTGTTCTAGATTGTGTAGTGTATTATATAGCATAATACTTATCTAGTCAAGAGCCAAGTTTATCTACAGCTATAATATGGCTAGAAAATTTAGTAGAGTTGCTTTCACAATACTCCAGAGTAACTACGCAATCCTGAAGGAAATTGTAAACACAATCACCATAAACAAAAACCAACCCATCTGTTCCTGTTATATGATTACTTACCACATCAAAGCGGCATTCATCAGCTTTTATGAGTTTTAGATTTATCAGAGTACTAGCAAGCACCAATGTCAATCCGGATTGGCAAAACTGTCCATCACTTACGATTTCAAAAGGTGTCGACCAGCTTTCGGGTGTATAGTAGTCAAGTATTCGTCGTTCAATTTTAATTTTAGCAAAAGCATCTATTACATTCTGTTCTGTTCCGTTAGCAGGAAACTCCTGTCGAAACTTTCTCCAAGCAGCGAGGCGCCCAGAGCTATTCTGTGTCTTTGTGAACATGTTACTTCCTAATTATAATGAGCTCCAACGTTTAACAAGGTACTTCATTGCTAGTTCTCGACCTACTGTGTTAGTTACATTAAACACGATGTCGGTACCGACTAGAGACGCATTAAATGTTACATTACCAGTTAGACCCGTATCAACCATTTCGCTAGCAACATCTTGGAATAGTACTGCGCCATTTCCTCCATCAAACTCAGTTCTACCGGAAACAAACATTGTACCTACTCTTTGGTAGTTTTCTCCGGTAACAATTACAGAACTTGCTTCTGTAATACTGTAATCAATTTTATATGTATCGTATACATCAATGCTTTGTGTTAGGCTGCTGATATTGCCGCCGCCTGATGGAATACTTGCAGAGTTTAATTCTGCATATGATACAGTTCTGTCACCGAGTGCAACACTTGAACGTGTCTGTAACTCAATGTTAGTTTTTAGATTTACAAGTCCCTTAATATTTTCATTATCTGGATCAGGACGTTCAAAGAAAATTGTGTTTACAAGTTTATTGAAATCACGTGCTTCTTCTCTGCTAGCAAAAGTAATTTCGTCGTAAGTATTATTAATAGCTGCTAGGTATTGCCCCACAGTTCTTGTTAAACTTGAATCTGTTGCATACTTAACACCCACACCAGCTGTAGAGAAAAGATCAACTAAGTCACTTTCTAAACAACTGTTCAGCCATTTTTCTAATTTAGCTTTTACTGTGTCGTCTCTAGTATACTCACCTTCAGTTAAGGAAAGCGCACTTAAAGTAGGTTGGTTATAATCTTCGTGTAAACGGAAGTCTAAGCCAACACTTGTATACTCTGGTTTGTGAGTGATATATATCTTATTCTCACTATCGGGAATAATTCCTAAGAACGGCCAGTCTTCTATATCATTAACGGTAGCAGAAATTTCTGCTAATGTAGCATTACTGCTTAGATCAATACTTCTAACTGGTGTTACATTAACTGTACTCGGATTTAAATCTGGTGATAGTAACCCACTCACTTGGCCGACTACGGCTGCATCAGGTGCAATAAAGAAGGTATTTTGAGTAATTGTATCACTTAGTACACTAAAAGTTGTATTACTGATAGCAGAAGTATTGCTCGATGTTGTTACTGTTACTTGGTCAACATTACCGTATCCGTGTAATGTACTAAAAATTTGAACTTTGCCTGTTCCTGTAACATCGTCACCGTAGTTAATAAATTGAACACTTGCATTTGATAAGAAAGATGCTGAGCCAGTATTAAAAACAATTACGCCGGTTGCAGGATCGTTTTCTACTTCTACAACTTCACCCGACAATCCGCTAGTATTACTGCTGTCAACAATTAAAATGTTTGCACCTTGTATTACACCGTCAACGTTACCAGTTAGTGTTACAGTTACGTTAGCACCGGTGCCGGCAGCGTTTGCTGTAACCGATCTTGCTACTGTAAATGCATTTGCTGGCAATGCTACGGTTACACTCGGTGTTACATTACTAAATTCTGTAATCTGAAACACTTTATTATTTAAATAGCCAACAGTGTTATTAACATAGATGTAATTATATGGGCCGGCTACATTATATGTAGGTACAGTACCTACTGTAAATACAATGTTTGACGGATTAGGTGTGACGTTAGAACTTGCACTCCAATCACTCCTACTCAATAATAAATTACCTAGTGAAAGGCTTGTAGGCGAATCTATTTCTTCGCTGTCAGCATTTACAGCAATATGTTTATTTTGCAAACCAATAAACCCTGTACCAGTTGTAGCACTTACAGTAATTAAATCTCTAGGAATTTGTCGGTACTCAGGAATACTATATGCCTTGTAGAAACTTGGAAACTCTGTGTCTTCAGTAGCATTGTAAAGAGAAATATTACCGTTCATAATAGTATTGCTCTGTACAGTAATTCCTTCAATGGCTTGAATAATTGCGGTATTGCTATAATAGCATATTGTAACTTCTTCTGAGGCGAGAGGTGCTGATCTAAATATTACTATATGAGTATTTGCGGCTGAAGTGTTTGCAGCAAAACTATATTCGTATGCTGCCGCAGGTGTAGTGTTACTGCTGTCGCCTGCAATTCTTACGCCGTTTTTAGTAACGATCAAGTCTGCTGCTTTAAAAGCTAAATTTGTTTCAGCATTAATTAAATTGTTAGGAGTAAATGTTAAGGTGTCACCGGTAGTAACGCTTACTGCTTCATTAAGTGTTACAGTATTAGACACTGAACTTTTTGATACAACAGTTGAATATGCGTTGCCTGTGTAAACAATGTCTCCAGCAGTAATATATGCGTTTGGTGCCGCTGTTAAACTAATAACTGTTGATGCGGCATTAGCACTAACAACGGCTGTCGTTGTTACTAGTGAGTTAGAAGGGAATACTTTTAAGCTGGAAGTAGATGTTGTATTTGCGCTAGGAAGGTAACTTACTATTTTTGTGATCCCGTCAAAAAATCCTTTTCCGTACTTCTTAAACGGAACAGTAAAAGCAACAATATTATTATTAGCAATACTAGACGTGAAATCTTTAGCACCAACAGTGGTTTCAAAAATGCTCTGCTTATTATAGCCGCCGCTGATTGCGTCATTAGGATCAGCCCCAATAAAAACCTGGCGACTGTCAATTGCGAAGCCTAGTTCGCCCGGACGTAAGGGTTGAGGTAAGTCCTGCTTTAGACCCCTACGGTTCTGAATTCGTGAAATAATTACTTTGTTGTTATCGTCTGCCACTGTTAAGTCTCCTAACGCTTAACAGTATTTATCACTTTTGAGTTCAGCGACTGTAGTATTGTGTTACTCGATTTGCCCAGGCGCTACAATAGTGGTCAAACTCAGCACCCTTGATAACATAGTCTGCGAACTTGGCTTCTCTATCAACCATTAAGATACTAACTTTGCGGATATTTGTGCCGAACATTTCGTTGTGTGCTAGTGCATATGCACAGCCCTGCATAAAGTAGTCCTCAATCCATTCGCGCTTCTTTAGCTTCTTAGCAGTCTTAAAGTCGATAATGCTATCTTCGCCTTCGTAGATGCCGATAGCATCACTAGTGCCTGCATATAAGCCTTTTGCAATTAACCCTACTTCTGTACCCCAAAGTTCGTTAACTTTGCCTAAGCCTTGTTCAATCATTACACGGCTCATTTTACCAGCTAGGATACTAACCATGTTGTTGCCAAAGTTATCCCATTCTTCGCCCAAGATAAACTTTTCTAATGCAGTGTGAACTTTGGTACCTAAACCTGCGGCTTGTTGAGTTTGACGGTTAGCTTCTTCTTCACCGATGCGCTTCTTCCACTCAATAATATGAGTTTTATCAGCAGTGCTGTCTAGAATAGTAGTAACGCTGGGTACAGGTGTATCATCATCGCCTACATACTGTCTACCAGCAGGTGTTTGCAATCGTTTTAGTTGTGGGTAATTGTATTTGTTTATAAGCATGTCTTAGCATAACATACATATAGAAAGAAGTCAACGATTTTGTAAAAGTTCAATAAGTTTGTATGCTAATTTTCTATGACCCATTATATTAGGGTGCATAATATTAGGCTTAATCCAATCTTTATTTTTTAAATGCTCGTATATTTTGCGCTCAGGAATTCCTTGATTATACAAACTGTCGTCGACTAGTTTTTCATTAAACGCGAGCTCAACCAATGAAGTTTTAGCAAGAATTGCAGAGTTGAATAAAACAATATGATTAAATTCTTCAGGTATTATCAGATCACAAAAAATCGGTATTATCACACAATTTATATTATAATTTTTACATATCGAATAAAATGCATTTATTGCTATTATCGAATCATAAATTTCAGTTTGATGAGAAGGCTTTCTTACAGTTGAGTGATAATGACGATATTTACCTAACGGATATTCGATACCAAAGCCGCGTATTTGTGCTGTAACGCATAAGAACGCAGTATGAGGTTCTGAGTCGTTGTTTATTTTTTCTTTAATTAACCGGTACTGATCTGTAGGACAATCAGTGCAAACATTTAAAAGATTAAATAATGCAAAGTCGATTGACGATGCTGCTTTAGCAAAATTGATAAATGATTTATTTCTATAATTTGATACGTGCGTGGAAAACGCTTTTAAAGGATTATCTCTACCTGTGTTAACATGCGGAAAAATATTCTTATCAAAACTGTCTGTGGTTAGGCCTAATTCCTCGCCAATAGGCCAACTATCCCCAAACCACAGATCCATCATTCACCTTTTATTTAAAAAATGGTAAAAATACTTTTACTTTATCAATGTACTTCTGCAAATGTTTTGCTTGAAAGTTTTTAGCAAATTGTGGTTGCGGAAAGTTCCAACCGATAAATGCGCCTATCACAATCCAAAATAATGTTTCTAACATATCGATACCTCGTTGATTACCAGCTAATATTCCACTGGATTGTTGTATTAGTTGAGGAGTTAGTAGTGATGTTGACTCCGTAACCTAGGTTAACAAAATAATCTTTTACATAATTAATTTGATCTAACTTTGTAGGATCGCTAGTAACACCGTTATAGACAAAATAGTATGTGTTACTATCTGTCATTGTAGTGCCGCTAGATACATTAGCATACAATACACCTACATCGATATTGCTTAATACAGAGTTTTCAATACTACGAACTTCAGCATGTATAACACTGTTGTTGCGAGTATTCAATCTAGCTTGTGTAGCATTAACAAAAATATTTGCCATTACAGATCCGCCTTAATATCTTGCATAGCTTGATCACCAGCCATAGCACCTACGTCACGTGTCTGTTCTGCATCGGTGTTCATATCTGCAGGCAGTTCGCCTTGCGGTATAATTTTTTCTGCATCAACACTGCTTGCAAATCCGCTTTGATCTACAGCTTGGATAAGTTCGTCGGTTGATGTAACAAACCCTTGTTTAGCGAGTAACGATTTAAACTTTTCAGTTTTAATTTCTTTAATGCCTTTCGCCATGTAACGAGACATAAGGTCTTGCACAGCGACAATTAATTCGCTGTAGTATCCTTCTCTAAGAACGATATCGCAAATTAACATATTATACTTCAGCTCTACCTAATGGCTCATCCTCTGGGCCTGCTGCTGCTGGTTCGTTAACGTCCATGCTTGGTTCTTCTTCTGGCATTTCTGGCTCATCAAGGCCGCCGCTTAATTCACCGGTATCGCCTAATCCGCCTACCATTTCTTCGCCAGTCATTGAACCTACTGCGCTGTCAAGTCCTGACTTAACACCCTTAGTTGCTTCTAAGTGTGTAGCAAGCAATCCATTTACACTATCAACAAAACTCTGTGCAGCCTGTGCGCCCATTTCGCCGCGCATCTTATCAGCAATAGCTGGAACGTCTTCATTCATCATACGGCCAATACGCTCGATTTGATCTTGTACATCATCTGCTAGAGCACGTACTGCCATTACAACTTCTGCTTGCTCAACATCAACTTCTTCGTTGATCATGTCGTTGATGATGTCATCAAACATACTTTCTGTTGCAGTGTGTTTTACATCAGCTAAATATGCATCAATACCTGCTGTGCCTTTTAAGCCCCACTTGGCCGCTGCTTTCTTTGCTGCTTCATAGCTTGAGCTAGCTGTGCATTCATGCTTGCCTTTCTTAGCGTGTACGCAAACATATGGACGTTCTTTGGCTTCAGATTCTTTAACTTCTGCTTTCTCAGCTGAAGTATCGCCGGTAACATTAAATTCCTTACCGCCTACGGTGAATTTCTTTTCGCCCGCGGCGATTGCCTTACGTCTTGCATCAACGAATGCATTTGCTTCGCCAATCTTGCGGCCAAACATCTGGATGCCTGCTAATAGTGCAGCTTCGTCTAAACCATTTAGGAAGCCTACTACTGCATCGCGGCTCTTGCCACTTACTTTAGAAAAGCTGTTTAGCTTTTCTTCAATAGCTTCGTAGCTTGTGGTGTCAGTTAGCTCTACACCACATTCCTTAGCCATCACTCTTAATAGTACTTCGCTTAGATCAGTATTAGGAGTTTCATCTAGCACTTCTTCAACTGCTTCGTATGCCATACCACTGCACTCATCCATATAATCTTTAGCAGATGTAATTACAATTGGCAACACATATTCATCGTCATACGCAAAGCGATCGTCCATTCTATAACGGTTCATGCACTCTGCTGCCGCTTCATCCATTGTGTAGCCGCTGTCCATTAAGTTGCGAACTGTTTCTTTAATCATTTCGCACATTGCTTCATGCATTGGAGATTTGGCGTACATGCCTTCTTCTAGCATGGTTTCTACAACATCCTTGATGCCTAAAAACTTAGCATAATCTGGATCTAGTTGAAACTTCTTGTTTGTGCCGCGAAGTTTGACTAAGGCCATATTGGTATTTTCAAGAACCTTTTCCAGCTTCTTTTTAGAAGGGAAATTGGTCTTTACTGTAATGCCAAACTGCTCTTGTAGCACCTTATTGATCTTGGCTACCTTAGTTGTTGGGGTTGTATTGAATTCGTTTAAAAACATAGTTTTTCTCGCTAACTGTTTTAGTAATTACAGTTATTTATCACTTTTTTAGATTTTTGATTAACAACTTTTGCGGATATATGAGGCTGCTTGCTTTAAATACTCAATCGAAATATCTAAACGAGTAATTGTTACCGCTCGTTTAAATCTATCCTTAGTTGTTCTAATAGTATGCTTGTAAAATTCACAATCATAATAGTGTTTAGCATATATGTTAACAAAAGTCTGTATTTCTTTAACAGGCTTTTTAGTGCGAGGATTGTTAAATGACTCGCATATAAATTTAGCTAGGGACTTACTGGGTATATGATCGACTACTGATTGTTTGTTATAATAGTTGATAACATCATAATATCCCTCACCCGAAATAACGACATAAACAGGCTTATTTGCTACAACAGTAGCAATACTGTTGAGCTTTAGAGCAAGCTCTTGTTTTTCGGCTTTGTTAAGTTTCATGCTAATATTTATTCAGCAGTTTTCTCTTTGCTTTCGCTTTTTGGAGTTCGCTTTTTCTTAGCTTTATATATGCTAGGGTTAGGACGCTTTATAACAGCGCCTAATGGTTGTGCAACTACGGCTATTCCGCCACTAGTGGTTTCCGTTATAATTTCATTAATCTTCATTGAAACCTCTTAGTTTTATTTTTCTGTGTAGCTAGCATACGAAGCCATTCTTTCTTTACTTCTAAATCATGCTTTTTACGATCTAGTTCAGTCATTGAATTTTTATCGTAAAACATATAATAGAATGCGATGCCAAATCCAAAGCCTATTAAAAAGTAAGGAGCCAGTGTCCAAAAGTTTAATATCCAACTTAAGTCAAATGTAATTAACATATCTGTTTTATCAAGCGTCACTTCTTTCCGCCTTTCATATTAGCACACCAGTGATACATTTTGCCTTTCTCACCACTGTACTTTTTAGCTTTTGCTCTTAGATCTGTAACCGAACCTTTGCAACTAGCACCTGCACGTTTTACACGACCTGGGCGACTCTTGCCTTTTACTTTACCGTCAGCAAAGTTTTCTTCTACTTCACCCACTGGAATAACTTCTAGCACTTTAGCTTGTCTAGGGTCTAAGATGACATAACTTAAGTTACCTTTGTCCTCATAGCGATTCTTATACACAAAGCCGTCAAAGCCTAGTTCTCGCACTTTTGCTATGAGGGCTGCGCGAAGTTCTACAGGGTCTTGTAGCATTGTAATCTTTTCCATTTCTTCCTGCGAAAGTAATTTCTTATCTCGGAGATCAAATGCGTATACACGATCGTAATGATTACCAGCAAAGTCTTTGATAGTAAATGGATTACGTATGTCTAGTTGTACTTTGTAAATCTTACCGTTGGCATTCTTCTTGTAGTCCATGCGATCACGAGCAGCTTTTTCAGTACCAAAATGAGTTAGCGGACGAAACTGACTGATATCATCAGTTGTACCGTGATAGGCAATAACGGGACCGCTGACTACTTCACTTATCTTCATTGCTTCTTTAACTCGATAGTAATATAAGGATTGCCGTCTGCGCCTGTAACTGTATGTTCACCGGATATTTCAAATCTAGGTATCATCTTAGCGGCGCGGCGTGCAAGTGTTCTATATAGTTTCACTCTACTCTCATCATCTGCTTTACTAGCGATAATAACACCTGTCGGATCTTGATCAGCTACTTCTTTTTGTAGAATGTTTGCCACTGTACTGAAAACACGAACTGCATCACCAGTACCAGTTACTCCGGTTTCCGGCTTACCAGTTTTCATATCAGTTAAGTCAAAATGTATTTCTAGTTTGTTTTTTGTATCACTGCGACGATTAAATACTTGTACGCGATATAACTGTCCGGCATCTGTTTGGAAACGATATGCACGTTTGTCTGGTGTCTTTACATTTTGAATATAATCATATGGGCTGTCAGCAACTTCACCAAGTTTACCAGTATGAATTTCAGGCTCTTCATGTGAGCCGCCAATATCTTTCCATGCAACACCTAATCTATCTAAGATCTTTTTCATGCGTTCCATTTCTTCTGGCGAAGCAAATGTAATAGTCATATCAGATGGACCAACACCTAGCTCATGCTTGTCGTAGTTTGCTAAGTGTGTATAGTGCTGACCTAGTTTATAAAAGTCCATATCATCGGACTTGTCAATAACTAGTGTATTTTGCGGTGATGTTAAGTATGAATGTTGATAGCCGGGTTCATGTGGCTCAACCGGTGCTTTCTCGCCCATGTGTTTAAAATATTGTACTTGACGCTCACGCTTTTCTGCACCAGCTTTGCTAGGATATGTACCTAAGTTCTTGCCTTTTTTGCTGAGTAATCTATAACCGCCATCAACTTTGCGAATAGTTTCTTCAACACCAGGACCTAGATATTTGTCTAGCGTTGCTTTAACATCTTCAATGTTACCTACATGCCCTTTGTATTGAACACCAATACCATTTTTTTCTTTCCAACTGTTTAGATACTTAGGATAATCATCAATTAAAATATTAGGTGTACCATCAGGCTGTGTAGCAAACTGTGCTTTATCGCCAGTGAAATGCATACCTTTAGGTTGAATGTTTAAGTATTTCTTTACCCACGCTGCCTTGTGTTTAGCACTGCCTTCTCGATCATATTTCAGTGGTGAACTTAGAATATACCAATCACCGTTGGTCATTTTGTTAACCATTGCAATAAGTTGGTCTGCTTGTTCGTATTTAGGTAATCTATAAAAGAAATCTGTACCTTTAAAAGATGCCATTGTATCTTCAATGTCTTGTAGCGCCATAGCACGTGGCTCGGCATGTCCAGTTACCCTAGTAACACCTGCATAGAAGTTAGCCAGTACGCCGTCCATATCTACATAAACTTTTGGCTTGCTCTGTACATCTTCTTGTGCTACAGTTTTTTGTAACTGCGCTTTGCTGATCCAATCTCTAGCTTGAGCTGTAACTGGTGCGTCAATAAACTTTTCTATACGCTTTAGAGGCTCGTTGAAGTTTGGATTGTCGTCATTGTTAATTTCTACATAATTAGGAGCAAACACATTAGCTAATTGTACTTTATTTGCTTGCACTAATTTATGAGATTGTGTCACAATGTCAGCAGGCACCTTTCTAGGGCGCATCAAGTTACGTTGTAATGCTGTGCGTAAACTTGTGTTCACAAAAACCATCATCGTTTGATAGCCAATAGCTTCGAGCTCTGTTTTTAGTTTAGCCATCTTACCTGGATCTTTAGCTGTACCATCAATGATTAATCCCAGGCGACTATCTAGATACATATCTTGCTTTTTAGACGTAAGTTCTTTAGCACGACTACGAGCAACATCGCGTTCTGGTTGTTCTTCAGGCGGCATTTCAAAACTTAAATCACGCTTACGCATTAAGTATTCAAACGCATCATCACTGTTTAAGACTTTAAGGCCACGTGATTGTAAACCTAATTCCTGGGTTACATAACTTTTGCCGCTACCTGGGCCACCAGCTAAAAAGATAGCTTTAAAAATTCCGGGGTCGTTAGGACCTTCTTGTAAATCTACAAATCTCATTATGTTAACCTTGCGTTAATTACTTCCCAATTGATAATACGCCAAATATTATCAAGGTATTTAGCTTTGTCGTGTTCGTAGTCTAATGCCCAAGCATGTTCCCACCAGTCAACTAGTAATGCAATATCATTTTTAATTTCATGGTTGACGATAGTTTTAATCTCGCCCTTCTTGCTGAGATAAACCCAGCCGCTACCTTGTATTCCCATTGCGACTTCTTTAAACTTGTCTTTGAAGTTTTCAAAACTCTCGAAGTGAGCCATAATAAGACTTGAGGATATACCATGCGGTCTACTACCGCTTACCGGTTTCTTAAATTGCGGAAACAGTACATTATGCAGAAAGGCGCCAGCTTCGTTAAAGTCTGGGTCGCCTTCGCTAGCATTAAAACGTTCTACATAACCTTTATGAAGTTTGTTATAGTGGTACTTCATAGCATCTTCACTTAGAACAGGTTCTAGATCATCTAGCTCGTAAGATAACCTCTCACGAACTATCCAAGGTCTGTTACCAATGCTTAGTATTGAGGCTGGCTTTGCGCTTTCGTCTAACTGCTCTAGTCTCATATTATCCTGCTTTTGCCTTATTAAGCGTTAACTGCGCCCACTGTTCTCGGCCAGCGCCCGCTTGTGTTGGTACAATACTAATGCTGGTTGCGTTAGCATGGCCACTATTTCTAAATGCAACTAAATCTTCTGCGCTGCGAATCATTGCTGTTTTACGATTTGGTACATGCATTAGTAGCAGTGCATCAAAATCATCGCGATCCTTGTACCATGCAAAGTTCTGCTTTAGATATTCTGTTTCAATTTCGTCAAAGTTCATACTAGTAGCAAATTTATTAACTACTGGGCCGGCAAACTTTTCCAGATCCATTGTTAACAGCTCTGTCATGAGTGCTTTACGAACTTTAACATTGTTTGGTTTATTTGTAGGTAGGTCAGTGTTTAGGGCATCAATAAATGGACGAATACTGATACTGCCACCTGTGCCTGCACTTAATCTTTCCATTACAGTAGGAATATATTTTGCATATTTGTTAATAACAGCACGTTTAGCCTTTTGTGAGCCGCCGCCATAGCCAATACGGCCTCCGCTGCTACTTAGTGCTGCCTTAAGTTCTACTTTACCGATACCAGCCATCTGTAAATCGCCTTCACCTTCAGCTAGTTTAATTTTATTACTTAAACAAGCTAGTGCATATTCACCAGGACCTTTTTGTTTCTTACCAACACCATAGTTAGCAAGTGTAATAAATGCTGCGGTAGCAACATTATCTCCAAAAACATTTTCAAAAGTATTTAGAGACTTTGAAAGTTCTTTGACATTAACTACTCCGCCAGCGGTTTCAAGTCTAGCTAGGAATTTCTTCATTGAGCCATAGTCTTGCTCTAAACCAGCAATGATTCTTGTCATGTCTTTGCGGACTTTTGCTTTTTCGGCTTCTGGAAGATTTTCATCTACTAGAGGTTTAGTAAATGCAACATCAATATTTGTAGAAATTTGTCCGCTGTTTAAAATCTTATAAATGCGATCAAGAACTTCTGCTTGCTGCTTATCTTTTGCATCTAATCCACTAACTGTTTTAATGATTACTGCTTTTTCTTTACCTAAGTCGTCGTACTCGTTAACTATGCTTTCATTTACGTTTACTTGCTTTTGAACATCTGGGTGTAACGAATTGTTAATGAAGCCTTTTACAACTGGACGTAGATCAACATTGTCTCCTGCCATAGCACGTTGCTTGCGAAATTCATTAACCATTAGAGGATCAGGAATAGCAAAGAATGCTTCCATTTGAGCGCCAATATCGCTAGCAAGTAAAGGCTCAGACATTATCTTGTTTAGTATTCTGATCTTACGATTGTCAGGTACTGCACCTTCTTTCACTTTACGCTTTTGCTTAGGACCTTGGCGAGTTTTCCACTTCTTGTCAGTACTGCAATAGTAACGACCGTAATCTTCCTCTACGCTTTCCTTTTTACTGTTACCCCAATTCTTAGCGCCTTTCTTTCGGCACTGAACCAGCGCACCACTTGCATAAGCACTAGGCCATACTTTATAGCGTCTCTTTACTTTGTGATAACAAGCATCTTGCTTTTCATTCAACTGCGACTCGTGAACAATAGGGCCGCGGCACTGCGGGCATTCATTGAATGGTACGTTAGTATCTTCATTCTTTCTTGAATTGTTAGATGAAAGATAGCGATTTAATTCTCCAGGACTAGTGGGTAAGAATTTTGCGGTAGATTCTTTATACTCATCCATACCGCCATTCCCATGTAGTTTAACTGAGATATATGTACTAGGATAAGTATTACCCAATAGGCCACCACCTACGTTGGGTGTGAAAGTAGAAATTTTTCTTCCTGATGGATGATGCCACTCTGCTCGTATCACAGAATTATCGTGATCACCTTGCATATTGTCATTGTATAACTCAAAACCATGTTTTTTTAGTACACGATTAATACGTGACACTTGCATAAATGATTCGTTGAGCCCTTCTTTCTTGGTAGCAACATTTTTTGCTGCACCTTTACGCTCTGGATTAGGATCTTCTCTACGCTTACGAGCTGCCGCACTTGCACGGCCCTTTTTACCTAAACTATGTGCTTTACTTTGCGGCAAACACTTCGGCTTACCTTCACTGTCATCGCCCCTAGCACAGTCGCCACGAATTTTACCATCTGGACCAAAACGTACCCATTTATCGTTAAACCATTGACGCAAATTTTCTTCAACAGGTTCGCAGTCACACTTGCCGGGTTCGCAGGTACAACTAGTTGATCCACATTGTGGACATGCCTTAGCTTCGTCTATATCTTCATTGTTTTTCTTTTTGCCAGCACAGTGTGCTTTCTGACTGAAGCCTTTAGGTTCCGAACAATTGATGCTGTCCTTGTACTTCTTGCTCCATGCTTCTGTTAGTTTTGCGCCATCAACTTTTTCTAGAATACGTAACTGTTCTTCTAGGCTTAGTTGTTCAAAGCGTTCAAATACACTTTCTTGCATAAATTTAATTCCTGTTCTTGCAGTAATATTTTTTAATTCTTGGCGACTCATTCTTGTAGTATCCCAACGGTCAACACCAAATTTAGCTTTGAATGCATCATTAGTTTCTTGTTCTGGTTTAGATACAATCATAAACATTTCCGGTGTTGCTGTGCCTTGTTGTATTTGTGCATAATCTGCATCTTTTACATAAATTACATCGCCGGCTTTATATTTTACTACAGACTTAGGTTGTTCTGGTTGTACCCCTAAGTTTGTTTTAAGCATAGCACTTAGTCCAGTTGACAGTGCGTTCTGTAATTCATACTTGTCTAAGCCAAGTTCGTGTGCATGATTTAGAACCATATGATTACTTAATATTGATTGCCACAATGTGCCTGTTGACAACCCTAGCTCTTTAACACCTTTTCTAATAGCAGCAATGCCTGTAGCTTTAGGAGGACGTGATTTGTTCATACCAATATCTATGGCACTTATTGCTAACGCCATTAAAATATTTTCTTTACCTGATTCGTAGTAACGTGACGGATCTTCACCTTCCTCATTTACTGATTCTGTTGGTGTAAATAAATCACCTTGAGCTTGTTGACTCTGTAACTGTTTAGCTTTAGAGATTAGTTCTAAACCTCTAACCAAGTAATCTGTTACACTGCTAACATTGTTCTTAGCAGCCGAAGTCTGTAACGCTAACAGCATCGGGTTCTTACCAGCGTCACCGTATGCAATATTCATACTTTTGATCTTTTCAGGATCTGGCGTAGCTGCTTCTTTACCAATTAATCTGTACAATGCTAAGATATAATCCTTGCGGAAAGCTTCAGGATCATGTCCTGCTTGCATAATAGCGGCATATCTCACAACAGACTTAACAATGTCTGTTGTTTTCATATGATAATCGTCACCGCCTGCAATACGGAATTCAATTAAGTTATTCCCTGCCTTGTTAGTAGCATCCTTAAAGTTAATACTGCTAAACTTGTTATCGCTTACTTTAGAACTTAATATTTCTTCTACTGCTGATAGCGTTTTCAAGTTGGCAGGATTTTTCATTAGATCACTAATGCCCTTGGCTACGTTATCTAGCTGACTTTTTGTATAAGTGTTATTTTCTCTGTCAAATAATCCTAGTAGATATTTGTCACCTAGCAGTACAGCCATCTTTAATTTGTTAACAGGAGTTGTTTCACCATTCCAACTCATAGTAACGTGTAAGCCGGTTGAACTATTTGTTTCAACGTCATTCTTAGCAAAGAAATCAAACAAGCTGTTCATCTCTTTAAGCATCTGTTCTGGTGTTTCATATACCGGACTGATAATTTCTGCTGCGGCACCATCAGCTTCGATACTACTGTCTTCTTCTACACGCCAGTAATCATTGTCAACACTTTTACCGCTGTGATATTCGCCTGCTTGTACGCTAGAGGACATGCTGTTACCTTCTGCCCAAGGTTCTAACTCTGACGCTACTGCTTCAACGCCACCGCTGCCCCCGTTTGGATTTGTTATAAACACATCTTGATCACGTAGTAAGCTATACCAGTCACCATACTCTTTTCTCATCCAGTCGTCAATATCTACTTCACTAGTGACACGCTCCCATGTGTCGTCGTGTGCTTCACCGTTATCACGGATTTGATCTGCTAGCCATTCTTCAAACGAATCTTCATATTTTTCTTTGATTAATTTTTCAGCCCACTCATCTTCGCCCCAGCCATCATATTCTTCTTTTTCTTCTTTGCTGAGATCCTCGAGTGTTTCGTTTTTGTAATCTTCTACTTCATCTGCACCTAGTTCTTGATATGCATAGTCAGTTATGAATGACATGTCGTTCATGCGGTCACTGATTAAGTCATTCATAACTTCACGTTCAGTGTCGTAATAGAAATCGCTTTCCATTAGCCATTCATTGAATGATTGTTCGATAGTACTTACAGATCTTGAACCTTCCTGATCATAAATTATATCTGCTACATCACTCCAACGCATTCCTTCTAAGAAATCATCATCGGATCCGGAATCTGTGTCTAAACTGGGCCATGTTGTTTCGGCCTCAAATCCGCAACTAATAGGAGCAAGCAATGCGCTCCTAGCTAGCTTAGGATCATTAAAGTTAATTTCAAAAACGATTTCACGCTGTTCATTAAACTTACTGTTGCGTAATATCTTTTTAATAGAACGAACTTTTTTACTTTTAATTTTTAATTTAGAAAGTAGTTTAGTAGCTTTGCTTTCTTCAGTATATTCTGGATTATCAATGAATACTTTTTGATTTTTATCAAGTACTTGATATTGCTTTTGTCCGGGCTTGCCAGTATCAACGACTAGCGCATCTGCCTTAGGTTTATCACCTACTCGACTGACAACTTTACCCATTGGTTGGTCTTTGATATTTTTGACAATAGCATCAGCAGGAACATCACTTGCTCTAACTGCTAAAATTTTTGGTTGCTCTTTTTTTGCTGTTCCGGCTGTAGCAGGACTTTGCGCTGCTTTATCTGTTGTAGGACTAGGTGACTTTTTAGTGCTAGGGCTTGAAGTTGGCGCCATTACACTTTTGTTAGAACCATAGGTAGATGGACCGCTATCCATACCGTATTCTTTTATCAACGATTTAATGGTTCTTACGTCTTTGAATTTCATCTTAGTCTCTTACTTGTTTAGTTTTGCTACACGTTTGCTAGTGGGATTCATACGCTTAGTTCTACGAGCTTTAAGAGTTAATCTTTTGCCCATCTTTGCTTTAGTACGTTTTAACACTAAACGCTTTTTCATATCCAAAGGCGCACTGCATTGACCTGCGTTACTAACTACGCGACCTTTACGTCTGCCACCAGTACAGCGAACAGCACGTTTAATAGTATTACCCGTTTTACGCCAAACCATTCTAGCTTCAGTGACAGTTTCAATCTCTTCAATTAACATTATTTTCCTATCATATTAATGATAATTGCTGTAACAACACTTAACAATGTGGTTACAGTAATACCCACAATACCTATAATCCAATTTTCTAACTTGTTAAGTCTTTCTTTAGTGTCGCTTTTAAACTCATGGAGTTCAGTAGTAATGTTTTCAATACGCAACATATCAGCAATAATATGTGCTTCTAGATTACCCGATTCTAAGTACACTTTTGGCTTTTCTTTTGTTTCTTTGTCTGCCATTATAGTAGATCCTGTTTAGTAAATTCCATGTTTACTGTGTTCTTAGTGTCAATCGTTCCACCGTTTAACACAATACCATGTAGTTCGTCAGTTAAGGTCTGTATGCTGTGTACTGCTGCTCGTTCAAAAGCAAACTTATAAATCCATCCTGCACCAGTTAATGTTGGTGCACCATAATTTTCAAGAACGTTTGATCCTGTGCCATCAAGCTCTACCGGTTCATTCATCATAATTGGCATAGCTCTTAAACCAATTACCTGAACAACACTTTCAAAGTCTTTTTGACTAGCATCGCTAAAATCGCCTGTTCTCGTAATGTCAATTGTAGTGTATAATGTGTAAAACTCTATGTTACCGGTAACAACTTCTGCGCTACCCATCACACCGCTTCTATTTGCAATCGCCATGTGTGTCTCCTGTCTTTATACTATTTATCTAAACTCAAGTTTTACAGTTTGATAAAATGTAGCCAAAAAAAAGCCCCCGACTAGCGAGGGCTTTTTCATAAGTTTTATAACTTATTAAGCTACAGTGATTGAACCTGAAGCTACTGTTAGGTTAGCATAACCTGTTGCGCTACGGATTGCTGTCTGTAGTGAGCCAGCTGTAATGCCTGGTACTTCTGTAGCAACATACATTACGCGAGCGTTGCCGCTCTCAATAACTACTGGGTTAGCAACTGTTGCAAAAGCATTTAGTACTTTCTCACCTGGATCAGCTGAACCAGCTGTGAAACCAAAGTTAGCAATATTTGCCGAACCATCTACTTCGTCAATAGCAAACCATGTTAGTGCGCCAGTTAAAAACTGACCTTCTGCGGCTGAGCCGTTTACTCGTGTTTGAGCCATCTTGTTCTCCTAATAATTTTTTAACTGCTTACGCAGCTATAACTTTATTTATCAAATTTTTATTTTTTAGCGTTTATAGGTGCTTTACTCATACCTGCTTTAAATGCTTTAGATAAACTACTAAACGGCTTAGTTACTGCTTTAGCAGCATCTATAGCATTACCTATAGTTCTTAATCCTTGCTGATCAAAGTCGATGTCTAAATCAACATCACCTAAACTAGCACCTCTACCTAAACTGCCGGTATATCTATTGCCGTAAAATCGATCGCCCCAATCTTCTGGATCACGTTCTGTGTTCTTTGGCTCTGCTTTAGGTGCTTTAACAGAAGGTTGAGGCTTAACTACATCTTTAGTTGCAGGTTTTACTGATTTTTTTCGTTCATCAGAAAAAGCCATACGCTCTGCTGCTCTCAATGCGCTGTCGATACTATTGTACTTTGGGCTGTTTCTAGTTTGCTGAAAATATTTTGCTATTAAAGTATCGCCATCAGCAATCAACGAGCTATACACTTCATTAGCTTCTTTTTGATCTATAGATTCTACAATAATATCACTAATTTTCATCGCTGTCTTCTTCTACCTGCTGCCCAGTAGCCTGCAATTGCGCCGATGCCAGTGCCTACTTTTTTATATTTATCTTCGTCTTTGCCCAGAGAAGTAGCCACTTTACTACCTATAGCTCTTCCGGCGGCTGCACCAACTGCGGCACCTGCTATCTTAGTTCCTAAGCCCGGAACGTCAGTTGTTTCATCACTTACACGATAATCTCTATACTTGAGCATAGTGTTGATAGGACTTAGTAGTTCACTACCAATACCTTTCTTTCTAAGTTCATGTGCTAGTGTAGCAACTACCATTTGCTGTTGAATGTATTTTAAATTAGCCCAATCAAGTATTAATCTACGTAGCTGCTTAAATCTGGGATTGCTTATTTTTAATTGCTGTTCTAAACGATAAAAAAATGATGTTGCTCTACCCAAAGATTCGTTTCCAGTACCAATTACTTCACGTAAAAATTTCCAGTGATCTCTGTAATCAAAATTTAAACCTTCTAAGAATCTATCACTAATCAAACTATCTTCTAAATCAACTGTTTTGTTTTTAGGATGAGATACTTGGTAAGCTAACAAGTACAGGTCAGTAGCATGAGTTCTAAACAATGTATAGTTTCCGTATTGAGTAGTTTTGCTAATGTATCCTATTGCATACTCTCGTTGCGCTGCATCTTTAGTCATCATGAAGGCAGCTATAGTATTCAAGTATAACAAATCTGCAATATCTCTACCGTTAAACTTAGTGAAGTTTCTTGTAGTCCGATAAAGTCTACTTTCGCAAAGTTCCGTATCAATAAACTCTAGTTGCATTATTATGCTCCAGGTTTACCACTGCCAAAGTTTAGTCTACTAAATTCTAAACGGTCAACTAGTTTAAGTGCATTACCCATACGATCAACAGCAACGAAGCCTTCTTCGCCTGTTACTTGATAACCATTTTCAGTTTCAATGAATGTTGGGATTTGACTAATAGTTGATAGTTTCCCTAACAGTTTGACCTTAGCTTCAATTATCTTTAAGTATAGATCGTACACTGATACGATCTGAGGTACATGTTCTTTAATAAACTTAACACCCTGCACCATCTTCTCTCTAGCTTCATCTTGCTTGGCTGGCGTCTTATACTTTTCAATAGTCTTAGTCATGAAGTTGATATATTTTTCTACAAAGCCTTGTGCAAACTTTGTAGGATTGTCAAACGCACCTTGTCGCACTTGGTTGTTGACATGCGCTTTTAATTGCTGTACAAAGTCTTTACCAATAACATCAGTGCCGCGCTCTAACCAAGCAAAAGTATTCGAATCGATGCCTTTTAGATACTTGTCAGCTTCACTGATAGCACCCATAATGTCAGCACTCTCTGCTTTAGTAAGTGTAACTGTACCGCTTAGGTCTTTAATGGTAGCATCTCTATACCACACACTGGGTGTTTTACCTAAGCTGCCGCTGTCAAAGCCAAACTTAGCTTTAGTATCAGCTAGTGTGGGGCCGCCAACATATTCTGTATGGAATACAATACCAATATCTGCGGCTAGCATTTGCTTTGCTAAATCACTGTCAGCAGGCACTGCATATGTAATTGTATTTGGCTTAAACACAATGTAGTTTTCGACGTCGATGTTTGCGCCTTTAATATCGCCTTTAGTGAATAATAAATCACCTTGTGCTACTGTGTTCCACTGTAGCTTACTTAAATTCTTTAGTGCTGCGATTAGTTTTTCTTGTAAGCCTTCTGCAGGGTGATTATTTTTAATGTCTGCAACACTGAAGTTCATCTTTGGATCTTGTGCAAACACACCCTTAGTACCTACAAAGAACTTTCCAGTAGCGGGGTCTTTACCACATACCACAGCAGGAGCACCGTCCCACTTAGTAGTAATACTTACAGGAGCCTTAGCGTGACCTTCCAGCATTTCATGTAGACTGTAAAGATAGTTTACTGCTTCCTTAGCACCAGCAAAACCCTTGTTAAAGATATTATCTTCTAAGTGTTCAAGGTGAGTGTTCTTGCCTTCTTTAGATTCAAACAAGCTCTCACTGATAACTGAGGTTACTAATGGCTTTGATATTTCAATAAATCGCATTTTAAATACCTGCTAGTTTTTTAAGAGCTTCTAGTTCTTCGCTGAACTGGTCTTGCATGATCTTTTGTTTAGATCCAATTGCATATTCTTGAGTCCACTTCTTTTGCAGATCATCAACATTGTAACCAGCTTTAGAAAAACTAAGAATTTTTTTACCAGTCATTACAGCCCAATCCTTGTTAGTACGCATGTTCTTCATGTCGTTCTCTACACCTTGAACCATTTTTGCAGGCAAAGGTTTAGCTTGAGGATTTGGTTTGTAGGATCTCATCTGTTGTACAATTGCGCCTAGGTCTTGGTCTACTTGTACTGCACCTTGACGGGTATCGCCCTGCCCGGGTTTTGGCGCTTGAGGTGCTGCTGATGCAGCAGGTTGACCATCGCCGTCTGCATCTGCATCAGGTTGACCGTCACCGTCTGCATCTTTAGGACGCACAGCTTTACCAATCATGTTACCAATTGCGCCGCCTACACGGCCCATTACTTTGCCTAATGCACTAGCCTTAGGATCAATGCCTGCACCACTTTTTGTCCAAGCACCTTTAATCTTATCAAGCATGCCAGGCTTTAGCTTATTTCCCTGTGGATCTAGTCCTACAGACTTCATTAAGTCAAAGTGTACATCTCTGGCTACTTGTGTACCGTCAGGATTAAGCCACTGCTTCTTAGCAGGATCCCAGCTAAATGTTGGTCCACTAGGAAATAATTTTTTCTTGGCTTTTTTGGTTAAATCAAAGTCTGATTCAAGTTCATAAAGACGCATCGTCGTCCCCTTGGCTTTCTTTTATAATTTTTTTAATGCCTCGGGAAAATTTTGTGCCGTCCTTACCCTTAATACTGTTGATCAGTCTATTGGTAAGGTCTTTAGCAGTTTCAGCATCATAATAACGCTCCATCTGCTCGATAAGGTTAATAGCACTACGAATAACATGCTCACCGCGATTTTCAACTACGTGATTGCGGTCCCTATCAATTGATATTTGATTTAGTTCTTCGATAATGCTACGATACTTGCTCATAACTTTCCTTTAAGGCTCCAGTGTAAGTATTTATCACTTTTTGGCTTTTAGAAAGTCACGAAGCTGTAAGCTCTGACTTACAGTATCTGCTGCTTGGGGTTCTTCTGCTTTAATACTACCACTACGTTTTAGCTGATCTAATAGACCTGCACTAGTAACTGTTTGCGAGTCTTCATCGCCTTCTTCTAGATCCTCAATTCGCAGTGTATCAGGATTAAACTTAAGATCAACCTTGCTACCTACACCGCTACTGCTACGTGTTTTCATAAACTGTATCTGATAGCGTCCGCGCTCACGCATAGCGTTACTGGTAAAGATACCCACTACGTTATCTGCTGTGTTGATCTTACTGATACCGCCTGCAATGTGGCTGTGGTCAAATTCAATCTCTTCTACAGCCGCACGGTTTAACTGCGATGCTGTGACTAGTAGCATTTGTCGTTCAACTGCTAGGTTACGCAATTCTTCTGATACATACTTGTCCTTAACGAACAAGTTTTCTGCGCTAATCTTTGCCGCAATAGGCATCATAAGATCCAAGTAGTCAACAAGTAAACAGTCTACCTTAACACCACTTTGGATTTCATATTCACGCAAGAACGCACGAATGTCGTTGGCGTTAATACCGCTAGGCATTTGCTTAACACGAAACTTACCTGCGCCTTTGCCTTTCATACGTACCTTAAGGTCAACATCATCTACGTTACGCATAATTTCTTTAGCTGCATAGCCACTTACCATACTGTCTAGTCGCATACTAATTAGCTGTTCACTAAGTTCTAGACTAATGTAAACAACATTTAGTCCTGCTAGACTCCAGTTAACACCAAAGTTCTGTAAGAACAAACTCTTACCTGCGCCAGAGCCTCCAGCGAAGATTGTGATCTCGCCTCGGTTAAGTCCACCATACAGCTTCTGGTCGATGCCTTTCCAACCGCTGCTAATAGCGCCGGCTTGCTGTTTGATCCACTCAAGTCGTTCTTTAGGATTGTCAAAGTAATCTAAACCTAGGTCCTTAACCAATCCTAGCTGTGTTGCAGCCTTGATCTTAGTTTCAACTTCACCGTAACGTTGCTTCTCCAGCAAGTCAGTGCTGTCAATGATTGCTTTTTCTAATGCTTTGTGTCTACAAAAAGTTTCAAACTCATCCATAAACCAATTCTGATGGTCTGGTGTTACGTGTTCAATCTTCTCTAGATTAAGTCCGCCAACAGCATTAATCTGTTCAATAGTAGGAATACTAGTGTAATTAGTGCTGTGGCTTACCAGTAAGTCTACAGTATTCTTAAACTTGCGGTTAAAGAATTCGCTACGAACAATGTTCTGACAACGGGCAAACAAATCTGGATCGCTAATTAGGAATCGCAAGAAAAGTTCTTGCACTTCTTCTGTGTATTCTTTTACATCGCTCATAGATAGTTTCTCGCCTCAAGTTCTTTAGTTATATAGTTTGCAATCACTTTATGTCCTGCTTTATTAGGATGATAATCGGTGTCGCTTTCAATAAGATGTTTAACATTTGGATTAATAAATGATGTTAATGTTGTTTCTAAATAGTTTTCTCTAGACAAATGTTTGACTAGCGGATGTTCATTTTCTGGATGAATAAATGAATACGAAGATAAGGATACAAAAACAAATTTAATACCGCGTCTTTTAAAATATTCAGAAAGCAAAAAATTTTGATGTATGAAGTTAGATTGCAATTCCACGTGAGATCTAATAATAGTAGTCTGCTTGTATAGCTGAATAGTTCTGTAAAAATCTTTTGGGATGGTTACAAATTTTGTATTTGCAGTTAGGTCGAAAACCGGTTCATCGGAGCCGTCACAATATCCAAAGTATGTTTTTGTTTTTGCATCATACATCTCGGTTCTGCTATATGGCTGTGTCCATTGAATAATTGCAAGCCAGTTACTAGTGTCTTTAATTTTATCAAAGAACTCTAATGTAGTACGAACTATTCTATGGTTACTTCCGCCTTGCCAAGCAAGGTTAACAGTTTCATCAAATCTATCAGACATCAAACTAGGCCAGGCCCAGTCTGTTGCTAACATACTCTTGTCCCAATCTTTATGTCCGTGGGTAAAACTGCAACCATTAACAAATAACTTCATAGCATCTTTGCCTTTACTTGTGCTTTAATTTTGTTGTCAGTAGAGTGCTTAATGATACTAGCAACTGTAAGAAGCCTGCTATATTTAGCTACTGCATCGGCTGCATCTTTGACATTTTTATCCCATGGCGGAAAGCTCACTTCCCAACCTAGCGCAAGAGCTTCATCGATTAGTTCTTTACCGGGTTCATCCCTATCAGGGCATAGTATTACTCGCTTACCTAATCTTTCAATCAGATGTGCTTGCTCAGGCGTAACATGATTTCCCATTACAGCAATGCCATCAATGCCGATTGCATCAAACACACCCTCTACCACAATAACAATTTCTCTGTCACTGTCCGCAAAACGGTCAATGTTAAACACATAACCCGGGGGCAGCTTGTGTAGATATTTAGGAGTAGCTTTATCCGGTGGAGCAATGTGTCTGCCTGTCCAACCTATTACTTCGCCGTTAAAAGTAAATGGTACTACTAACCGCTTTGCATACAAAGGGTCGTTTGGAAAGTATAGTAGAGGATATAACCCTTCTAAGCCTCGCTGTCTAGCATATTGTCGTACATCATGATCTAAGGGCAGGTCTTCAATCATTTGCACATTGTCAGGAAGCTCTACAGTTTCAAACTTTGAAAGATTATAAACATATCCTTCTGTTTCTAACCCTTCTAGCTCTTCTTGACAGCGCATCAGATCAACTTGTACGCTGTGTATATCTGAATCAGATGCACCTAATCTAGTTGCCAAGTCTTTAAACTTTTGTCCGATATGCGGGCTAGGGCTCCAACCAGTTGTATATTTGCAGTTAAAACAATTATAGGAAATTTTTGCGCCGCTGGTTATGATACCTGCTCGCTTACGCTTGTCAGAACACATTGGACAATTGAATGTGTTCCAGCCGCTAGGCGTTCTGGTTGTACGAATAGGTAAATTATTGAGCAGTAAACGATGTACGCTTTCTACTATAGAGTCAAGATCCATAGTAGTATTATACAACTTTATACAAAAAAGTCAAGCGTTAATTTCGGAGCATTACTTTATCTAATGTACCTGATGAATTATCCGGTGTATGGATAACTCGTATCCAGTTTGCGTTTACACTAAACGTGCTGTGAGTGATTGTGCTAACATTGCTCAACGCAATAGTTTCAATGTGGAACCAATCTTTACTCAAATCATCGGTATCAGGTACGCCTACTAAGCAGCTACCTTGAATAGTAATGTTGCCAGTATAAGTTGTAGTATAAAGTGCAATGGTATGCTGTGCGTTTACAAAGTTATTATCTAAGTTACCATATAATGCACTACTTACAAATACATTTGAACTATCACCCAGTGAAGTATTTGCTAATTGGCTAAACACTGTTTCTACTTGGGTAGGAACAGGATCAACACTAGTTTGATCTGTAATCCTAATGTCTAAACGTACATTGTTGTTTTGATCTACAAACACAGGTAAATCCACATCTTCTTGTGTAGAACGTGTTATATGTATTTGATAAAGCCCTGGTTCAACGTTAACAAGATCGCCCTCTAACAGCACTAATTTAACAATGCCCACATCAGAAGTGTTTTCTAATACCTTTGTAAACAGTCGTTTTTTACTGTTAGGATCAATTAGATACGCCCTTAGCGTATCTGAAAACACATTTTGCAGTTTTCGATCCCTATTTCTGATGTTAAAGTAAATTTCGTTAGTTACACCTTTGTGTGCGCTCAGATTTCTATTGTTCATAGGTTTGTTATCCACATAAATACTACTAGATGTTACTACTAGTTCAATAGTAGTGTCATAAAGATAAAGTTTAAAATCGCTATTCATATTACTATTTATCAGAGTAGTGTTCCAATAACAATGAGTTTTATAGAGGTATTTAATAAATATCAACAACATGCAAGAACATGACTACGCACAATTAGAATTTCTTACCGGGCTTCATTATATAGAAAAAGACTATGTTGGTATTGTTGTAAACCACGATAATGCTATAATAACTTTTTATGATGTTGAACTTATACCAACCACAGAACTAAAGCGAGAATTTTTAGAGCTAGGTGATATGTGGTGGTGGGAGAGCAACCGTATGCTGCCCATAGACGTATTTTTACACCACGAAATGAAGCCGTTTAAACCCTGCTTAAGGACATTTGTAATGAAGGATGTAGACGTGCTCTTTGGTCCGCTTACTAGTCTACACAACTTACTTAAGAAGCGCATTAAGCGCCGCAGTATACAGCTAATCAGAAAAACAGATTAAGCAAGCTCGCAAATTAAATTCATTTGCACAACGATAGCAACAGCATAGGCTACAGCATGGCTATGCTTAAAGTAATAGCCCTCAACGGGTTTATCCCATACAGTAAGTGCAATCTCGTCCCAGCTTTTACCAATAAGATGTTTTTTACCAGGACGAATGATTGCTAGTATCATAGCAAGTTGTTCTACGCTAGTAGGTTTATATTGTGCTAAGATCTTAGCATAATTACTAACATGAAACAATTGACTTACGAATTCTTCATGTTGCAACAAGTCCCAAAGCGGTTCAGTATCTATTAATTTTGTAAGATGTGCTTCATCTCTAACATCTTTGTAGATGCCGTTATTAAGTACGTCTACTTTAAACCAACCGTCTTCTTCGGCAGTTTCATAGTCAATACTACTGTAACCGTCTAATGGAAAGGTTGGTATAGTTTGGAAGTACACACCTGTATTGTGCTTTGAGTAGGCGCCGTCAGTGTTTCTAATACTAGCAGGCGTATGATTAACTAACCGCAAGAAGTCATCACGGTTAGCCATATCAATGTCTACGTCAAAGTCAATCTTCATTGGTTGCCCAGTATTCCTCGAGCATAGGAAAATGTTCTAACACAATCTTCTTGCACTGCTCTGCAATAATCATATGTTCTTTTTGTGTACCATTTGATGCACGTAGGTCAATATAATGAATCCAAGAGCGCAAATTGCCTGCCATGTACAATGTGCTTTGTGTGAGACCTTCTGGTAGTACTGCACGAGCCTGTTCCTTTGCAATGCCATTATCCAGTGCCCATTTATAAGCGGCCTGTGCGGCATTACGAACCTTTGCTTGTTGCATGTTCCAGCTTTCTTGCATTTCTGGATCATTGACCTCAACTGAATTCTGACGATTCTTAGTATCTTGTAGACGTGCTTCTCTATCACACCCGATGTTCTCTGCTACAGCATAACGCTGGCTGAACTCTTGGAAGCTGAAGCTACGATGGCGTAGAATCTGTCGTGCAATATCACGTGTGGTTTTAATTTCCAACGTCATATGCACCATCTCAAACGGACTCCAGTGCTTTTCTCTAATTAGATACTTTAGCAGTTTAGGTGCTGTTTGTGTATTGTTTTGGTTAGCCGGATTGCTAACTCGTGCTGTGTATGCAACTAGGTCGCCTGGTGTAAAACACTCAGTAATGGCACTAGGCTTGGTTACGCCAATTAAATTTACTTCACTCTTCATCTGTTACGGCCTCATAGGTTTGTTCAAAAATATCTGGCTTGCAAGGATAGAACTCACCTTGCACCCCTTTAATAATCCAATCGCCCTCTGTAGCAATATGCTTCACAGTTAGATGCTCACCATCTTCCAGTGTACCGATCTCAACTTCACCTTTAGCGTTAGGGTGGCGAGCCTTAGCAAACTGTCCTAGTGCATAGCCGCAAAACTCTTGTAAGCGTCTAATGCCTTCACCGGTGTACACAAACTGTACTGCTTCAATTACTACTGGTTTCTTTCTGTATTTCATTTTTAAATTCCATATATGGCGCAATGTCATTATCAAATATCTGTGCCATTGTAATCCAAATAGCCTTGCGCTCTGTTTCTGTGACACCACTATTTAAAGTGTACATCTTGTCGTCCTCACTAATCGTGAGTCCGTAGTCATGCCTATAAGTGAAGCACATGCTGTTAATAATTTGTTCTCTAGTCATTGCTTTTATCTTAATTTAAATTAATTACAGGAGGAGGACGGAATCGAAACTTTGTTTTTGTCTCAATGGTGTTTTTCATATCCTCTGTCATGTACACTGATACATACACAGCAGAGTTGTTGTAATTGTGATTAAATACCCACACCTCGCCAATGTGTGCGCCAGTAGAGAGAACTGCATTAAAAAATGTTCCCATACTGGACTTAGAAAGATTAGGACTATGGTGGTCATCTGTGTGCCACCAAGTTGCACCTTTCTGTGTTAGTCTTATGGGGGGCATCAGCGCATCTCCATTCTAACACAACCATAATGACGGCGTGATCTAAATGCCGTCCACAGTGCGGCTAGCAAACTCTCACCACGATACAGTTCTTTGTAGTACCATTCGTCTTCACCGATACAGAGCCTATCGCCATACGTCCAACCATATACTTCATATGTATTACCCATTAGTTGCCTCCTGCTAGAATATGAATAGCTACATCATCTGGATCTAACTTGATAGACTCCCGTGGATATTTGTTCTTTTCATAATTACGACTACCAGTAGGAAAACGCTTAACCTTAATCATCTTTTGATTGAGTTTGGTTACTCGTCCTAGCATAAGGCCGTTATAGTCTGCTACAGCGACCATGTCCCCTAATTCAATGAGCTTGCCAATTCTGTCGTAGTGTACTGGTGCTTCTTTTGCCATATCTATCCCTTGATCTCGTTTAGGAAGTATTCCATTGTAGCAGGACCCAATGACCGCAACTCTTTAACTAGTTCACTAACGCGATGATTTTGCCATCCTTCTGCAATAGTCTTTGTTTTTTCACTGCGGATAACATCAGCAACAAAGCCATTTATACTGCCGTACTTCACAGCCTTTTCAATCCATGCATGATTTACTTTCATACTTTTGGAGTGATCAAAACTCCACCCGTCTTTGTGTTCAATCTTAGCACAAGGTTCGTCTTTGCGATTATAACTGTCTGGGCCGCCCATGCAACTTAGAACGGTATAACTGTCCTCTTCCTTATCAGCATCTACTACAATAAAATAAGGGCAGAACATTTCCTGCCAGTAGTCGCCGGGCTGTGGATTATCCAGCGCATCAATATTCTTAATATCTTGCGCCCTTGTTGTGTCAGTTTCAAACAGCATTTAATATAACCTTATTAAGTACACCAATTAACATTGCAAATACAGGAACGAGCAGCAAGCTAAGACCAAACACTACTAATAGTGTGAGAACAAAGCCTACTGCTCGCTGTATCATTTTAGATTACTTGCCTACGTTTACAATACCCTTGAAGTCGTAAGGGACAACAATGGTCTGTACCTTACCAGCCTTAACAGCTTCTGCAAGAGTAACCAATGCAGTTGCTTCCATGTACTTGGTAGCACCAGCGTTAGCGTTAAGTGCCGCAATACGTTCAGCTTCTAGCTTTGCAGTCTTAACTTCAACTTCCTTCTGCTTCATCTCGTTCTGAGCACGAACCAATGCATTAGCACTTGCTACAATGCTTTCAGCCGGAGTAATCTGACGTACCAACACCTGCGAAATAGTAATTGAGTTGCCTAGCTTTTCTTCGTTGAGGCTTTCAACAATCTCCTGACGGATTAAGTTCTCAATTTCAGCGCGGTTGTCTGCCATCTTCAATGACTCATACTTACGTGCAACCTTGTAGGCAGCATTACGAGTAAGCTGGAAGATATAGTTATACATTAGCAATGTATCACCGTCTTCAGTTACAGCATGGAAGCCACGGTTCTTAGTAGTATAGATTTCTGCAACACTAGTTGGGCTTACACTGTAGACAACACTCATATCAAAGTCTGCTACAGTCGAGTTGTCAGATGCAAGTGGTGTCATATCCTTAACATCAACCTGCACATCCTTAACTGGGAAAGTTAGAACATCGCCAACAATGGTCTGGTTAAAACTACCTGGTAGGAGCTCACCTTGCTTGACCTGCTTGTCAAAGCCAACGCGAACACCTACTTCACCAGTTTCAATACGTGTACAACCCGTTGCGGCAAGACCAATAGCAATGACCAGCGGGGCAATTAGAAAACGCTTCATAAATTAATATCCTCTTAGTTAAAACAATACGACCATTGCAACAATTATCAACATTGCTACAATACTACATAGTATACTGTAAAGAACAGTCTTTGTCAAGTCTAATTTTTCCTGTCCTGTCATTGCAATGAAACCTTTAATACCAAAAAAGAAAATTGCAAACAATGCAAGGAATAAAAATAATACTCTAATCATTACTACCTCTTAGTATTCTGGGGCTGAGTAGCCCGATGTCTTGGAATAGATAGCGAATCCATCTAAACCGTATGCAGGGCATACCATAATTTTTTCTGGTAGTCCCATATCATCTTTTGCACCTGCTTCACCGCAGATAAAGTATACACCTTCTAGCTTTTCAGCTGACAAGTGTCGCAACATTTTATGTACTCGGCGTAGCTGTGCAAGTTCGCCTTCGTATGCTTCTAATTCTAAGTTCATATTCCTGCTGCCTCACATGCTGTTCTAACTGCATCAACTTCTTCTGAGTTATTAGCAAACACCTTCATCCAGAACTTAGCGTTAATGATATTATCAATCATCTTAACCTGCTCACTGCTGAAGCGAGTAAGCAGTTGATCGCCAGTATCGCTCAAGTATAGTAGCCACGGACTAATCTTTGCACTTCTAATATCATGCACTGCTCTAGGTGTGCTAACTATTTTAAAGTACTCTTGCCAGTCTGTGCTGTTATCTTCGCCCCATTCAGCAAGATAAAGTATGCTACGCTCTAGCGCACGAAGACCAGTTTCCTTCTTTACATACTCTAACAAAAACTCGTTATACAAACTATCTTTGCTCCAGTCTGCTAACTTCTTGCCATTTTTGATTAGCCACTCAGCAAACTTTTCTGGTTCAAGATATTCGTTGCGTACACAACTGCGTCCAAACTTAACAAAGCCTTCGTAGTATTGACTACGAATAAAATCTTCCATACTTTTAGATTTACTGGCCACAGTGTTGAGCTCATAAAACATTTGAAACACGCGATAGCCTAGTCGAACATGTGTCATTTCTCTGTCAGCCCAACGCCGCTTCTTTGGACACATGTGGGCGCTTAGAGTTCGCTCGTTGCGAAACTCCTTCTCGCACCATTTGCAGGTTGTATCACTTTCCAAAGATGTCTTTAATTGACTTGTCATCGTATCCGTGTGCTTCCGCTAGTTTAGCCAAATCTTCCTTTGTGTTAATAGTTAGCAACATATCAATCTCACTACTTTTAAAATGAGGATAGATGTCACTGACAAATTCACGAACTTTGTCTTTCTTCTTTTTGCTATTAGGCGGCTTGATATAAGGATGGAACTCAACTTTACCAGACCCTGCCGCAGTCATTAGTAGCCATTGTAGCTCTGGATGTTTGCTTACATCGCTAAAGTTCTTGTTAACAAGTTCATTAACCATAAACAAATAATGAGCAGCATTTCGACCTTGTGCGCTACTAGCATAACGCATCATCATCCAGGGCACAAAGGCTTTCTTCTGTTCATCAGTCAAACGACTGTAAAAGCCTCTGTCCTTTTTGTCTAGTGCTGCCATAATATCCTTTAGCGGGATAGCAGGTTCTTTTTTAGTTGTCATAGATTAATGTCTAAGTCTACTTGTTCCCAAGGCAAATTGTCTTTGCCAAAGTGACCATAGTTCGTTGTATCAGTTAATTGTACACTAAACAGGTCGAACTTGTCAATGATTCCTTTTGGCGTTAGGTCAACATTTTTTAGGATCCAATCGGTTAACGCTCGACTGTTACCGTTGCTTTCAACATAAAAGCTCATTGGTTCTTTAACACCAATTGCATAGCTAACTTGGCATGTGGCCCAATCTGCATGTCCACTTGCCACAATGTTCTTAGCAAGGTAACGCATCATATAAGCGGCACTGCGGTCTACTTTGGTAGGGTCCTTTCCACTAAAAGCGCCGCCACCATGAGGACTATAGCCACCGTATGTGTCTACAATAATCTTACGACCAGTGAGCCCTGTGTCGCCGTCTGGACCACCAATAACAAAACGCCCAGTAGGATTAATGTAAAACTCGGTGGCATTGTCTACAAGTTCAGCTGGCAAGACTCTTAGGATGATATCTTTAACATACTTACGAACGTTTTCAATGTCCATATCGTCACTGTGCTGTGTGCTACACACAACTTTAGCAATTCGTACCGGGGTCGCGTTATCGTCATATTCGAACGTCACTTGGCTCTTTGAATCCGGTCCCATCCACTTTGCACCGTTCCTACGGTAAGCAGTAAGTGCTTCCACGATACGGTGACTGTAATAGATTGCGGAAGGCATATAGTTAGGTGTTTCACGACAAGCATAACCAAACATAAGACCTTGGTCGCCTGCGCCAAAGTCATCAGTACCTAGTGCAATGTCTACGCTCTGAGCATGTAGTTCGTTATAGATCTTCAACTTGTCCCAATGGAAGCCGTCTTGTTCATAACCAATCTGCTTTACTGTGTTACGCACAATGTCTGCAATCACACTCTTATCAATTTCTTTAGTGCTTTTATATTCACCGGCTAGCGTTACCATGTTAGTAGTGACCAATGTTTCTACTGCGGCACGATGATTCGGATTCTTGTCCAAAATATGTGTTGCCACTGCATCACTAATCAAATCGGCAACCTTATCAGAATGCCCCTCACTTACGCTCTCACTTGTAAAAAAATAACTCATTATTCATCCTTTTCATATTCAATTACGCTGAATGTCTTTACGCTTTGTTCTTGTAGCTTTACTGTGCCACCTAGAAAACTTAAATCAATTACACAAGCATAACATACATCAATAGGATGAATATTAAACTTCTTGAGTAACTCTACGATAGCTAAACCTGTGCCGCCAGTGGCGCTAACGTCGTCTACAATAAGAACGTTGCTAAGTGCGCTAAGTGGTGCGTTCTCTTTCATATGCAAGCTGGTGCTAGAATACTCATACTCAAACTCGTAACCGACTGTTGGGGGAGGTAGCTTGCCTGGTTTACGTATTAGATGCAGCGGCACACCTAAATTGAGTGCTACAGGACTACCCCAAATAAATCCCCTAGCATCGGCTGCTACTATATCAGTGATATTATTAGCCCTAGCAAACGCTGTAATAGCGTCTACAGTGGTTTTAAAAGCAGTTGGCTTATATAGTAAGCTAGTAACGTCTTTGTACTGTATGCCCGGAATAGGAAAGTCTGGGATTGGTGTTATTTCACACTTTAACTTAAAAGGATCAGTATCGCGCATTAGATCAAATCCCCAATGTCAATGTCTTGAACTTTATTTGCTTCTTTAACAAAGTATGCACAGCGAGGCTTTGGGCCATCTTCTAGCGGTACTGCTAACAAATGTCCATTCTTTAACTTAGGAAAATACCATTTTACATCTTGATAGATGTTAGTAATAGCAATTTCTTTGGCACCAGCCGATCTAGTTGCCAAAGGGTTCATTACAAATGCCTGAAACCCTCTGTTGTTTAAACTTGCTAAAGGAATAACTTCGAAACCACTGTATTCCTCATCACAAATTAATATGCTCCAATCCATAGGCATCTGCACAGTCTTATCGCCAATCTGCAAACAGATAGCAGGAGCATGAAAGCTCTCTAAAAAGATTAGTGGTAAAAAGTAAAAGTCAATGTCGTTTCGATCACTTGCATCCAATACACAATACCTAATATCATCTATTTCGTTTGGTACGGTATCTAAGTCGTATGCCTTGTTATCAACTGTTAGTATTTTCATAGTTTTTCCAATGTTGTATTAATTATTTTTGTTTGATGTGCTGTAAAATAAGTTCTTTACGAGGTATTACTATTGTATCTAATACACTTGTTAATTCTTCTTTTTGTACATCACTAAGATTAATTATATCTAAATGTGGCGGGTACGTAAGTATGCGGCAGTACCAATCAACACCTAAACCATTATTGAACTCAGCAAGATCTTTTATACCGTGCCCGTTGTTCTTGTGGCTTACTGAATTTATTTTTAGCTGCAAATTT